GCAGTAACCCTTCAATTTCTTAAAGGATACGGGAAAGCCCATAAACTAAATCCATGGACCGAGATTGTACCACTGTCGGACGAAGAGTCGCTTAACGCGAGTCCTCGTACGGTTTCTTAATGATACCATGTTACCGGCATCATTATCGACTGACATTGAGTGTATCCTGGCCTGAAGTAGACCAGGGAAACACACCTCTTCCGATAAAGGAATCCAGGCGAGATGGAAGGTCTGATATCCTTCGATACCATACTTACATCTCAATGCACCCGACTCATCAAAGTTTGATAGAAAACCCCCTTGCGAGGGTTGACCATCGTACCGAGATGTTGGTCTCTTACGACGGATCCCAAAAATCTGGGAATCCAAAATAAGAGGACCGGTCAGACTACCTGCTAATGGAACTTTGAACCGATATTTCTTCGGGACAGAGTTAACTAGAAAGTAGAACAGTCTCCGGAACCGAACATCACACCCGTAATAAAAGTGTGATCTCAGCCGCACGGTGTTAGCAAAGTTGTAAACTTCCTGGAGAGAGGACAGTGCTTCTTCAAGAAACACTGGCTTACAGTCGACGCCCCGATAGTAGTGCGACCCACAACTCTCACGGAATGAACCCCGTGAGAAGCTCTTGGTTTCATTAATACGGAAACCAAGAAAGTCACTAAAGGAGCTAAAGAGGTCATAAACGGAACTGGGGATAATAACATCATCTCCATAAACGCCTATCTTCGAGACGTCGCAACCCATGTGTTTACAACACACGAATGCGGCAGAGTAAAAGATAAGCGATTCTAGATCAAAGGTGAAACCATTCCCCATACTGGAGAATTTGTTCCAACGAATGATTTTGCCGTTTAGATTACCGTAATGACATCTACAGCTATCCATCACACTTAACCACATCCAGGAGGTAGACGGGGAATTCTCATGTTGAGAAACCTCGAAAATCTTAAAGACGAGCTCAGAAGCGATAGAATCGCTGGCAGAACTGAAGTCAACTGTTGCAAGGTCATCCGACATACTGGATGACTTAGCAAGTCGCTGATTACTGCTCTGATCAGTTAGATCGATGCCAGACCTTTTAAGACGTCGACGAATCATTTGGCCAATGCTTAGCTGAAACCAGAGATTAATTCCTGGCTCAACGGCAATAACACGGTCGATTTTAGACGTCTTAGGAACAGTAATAATGCTATTCCCAACCTCGAAGTGAGGGAAAGGATCCGAGCCATCAACACAAAGATCAAGTGATGATGGCCGAAGGATCTTATCCCATCCGGGGTACGCCAAGGGTAACGAATCCTTGACTAGGGGGTACAAATCACGCGTTATACCAGCATCGTGCTGGAACTTATTGGCGGCAGATGTCCGATCCCCTTTGATGAGGGTCGAAACACCCGGTCCCCAGTAAGCACTGTCAAAGAACTCTTGGGTAGAAAACTCACCAAGGATCGATACAATTTTGCTGGCAAACTTTTGGAAAAGTAGCCAGTTTACGTCCTTTTCGTTGGGACGTAAAAAGATCGATTTAAGGCGAGAGTTCGTTTGGCTACAAAGATCTTCAAACTTTTTAAATTTGTCGATCGCTAGCTCTTCCTTGTCAAATGAGGTCCGAAGGAATCTGGACCGTTTGAGCAAGTTGCAAGCTAGGTAGTTATCTCTAAACAAAGCACCACTTTCGTAGTGCAAAGGATCGCACTCCAACCCAACAAGCTGATCAAACTCACCATAACGGTAGAGAATAGCAGCCTTCAGAGAGGAGGAACAATCTAGAGCCTCATAGAATCGTAAGACAGCCTCGGAGGTTAAAACCTTCGGGAAACGCGGTAAAGCCTTAGTCTTAGAAGACATAAAGCACTCCTGTGCAGAGGTTCGGGGGCCAAGAAATTGGACACCCCGTATTCCTGAACGCTAGTTAGGCGTCCCGTACTTCGATCGAAAACGACTACAGATTAACCGTAGACGTCTTCGAAATCACGCACAGCCGCGATGAGCGGAGACCCCGTTGCTTCAGAGGGGTTTCCGTCAGACGCGTTGATCGTGGTGAAGAACAGACTCGTGAAAGCGTAGAACAGAGCCAAACGTTCGGCCTGTGTCGAGCGCTCCGAGAGCAGGAACTCCGCATTAACCTGGTTTTGATAAGCCAGCACGGGGCCATAAATGCCCACTGCCGGATCAATCGTCTCCAGGACAGGATGGATTAGCTTTGCTCCCACCCGGTAAATCCGCGACTTTTCAGTCGGAGGACGTACCGAAAGGTGGAAAGCATTGTAACCCAACGCCGACGAGACAGATCTGTCGACGTACCGCGCAATACCTCCCGGAAGTTTCCGTTCGGGACTGTACGTATGGTCACCAGCGACTGTGGCAGAAGCCTGTACAAGGACTCCACCATTAGCCGCATGGGCCAATTTTATGGCAGCAACAGCTGACATAACAACTCCTTCGTTAGAAGTTACCTCAGAGAGAAATTCTCCGAAGTTCTAGCTTACCTACCAAGCCCTAGGCCAGGAATACCACGGCCAAAGGACGTAGCCAGTAAGGCTAGCGCGTTAAGAGCATGATCACCGGGGTCACGAAGAGAGTTAAACTGACCAAAGGGATTCTTAAAAGAAGGAGGCGGAACGCTTGGAAACGAGCCCAAAGGGCTTCGGATACAAACGATCGACTCCGCACTTTCTCGAACGGTCCTATGGTTAGTCACTACAGTTGTGGGGGTGGTATAGTTCTTACCGACCGTCCAAAGCTGAACAGATCCTTTCCAAAACGTGGTCTTACATCCCTTGACGAATACCAAACCAAAGGTATCATCCAGAGAATTCAAGTAAGAACCAATAGGAATGGCCCAATCAACAATAAACGAATAAGGAACAAGTTCCCAAGCAACAGCAGCAGGATTTATCAAACCCAACGCTGAGAGGTCGTGAGACCCACCTTGAGAGTAGTACACTACATATTTAACAGTGTAGGTACTACCAAAACGGATGTTTACGACTTCGTCCGTATAATTGGTCGAAGTAGTAGGGCCTTCTGTGCCTCGAAAAGAGGTAGAGGTCTCCTTAAACCTAGGGACACGGTACAGTTTGTTTGCATGAAACTCAAACGCACCGTAGATGTCACTAAGTAGTGGCTTCCATCCGTATTGCAGTTCCAGCCATCGAGAAGCGAGAGCTTTCGATGCGTTCTTATTCAAATCTCGCCTAAATGAAGAGTTACCACCTTTCGGTGAGCTCGACACACCCGTGAGAATTGAAGCGGCGCCCTGGAAGTCGCCCCGACGAAGTTGTCGGTACGACATCGCTATTTGTTTGATATTATCTGCAAATAGCTTCTTCGTCTGTTTAGCCTCCCCGGCAGCAATCCCAAGATTAAGGGATTGGTCGTGGAACTTCCCAGAAAGCTTATATAGCGCCTTGCTATTAAGCTGAGCGAAGATATCAGGGTCCTGATAAGGGGCGGGAAGACTGCCTGGATACGTACCTGAGCGCTGACTTGCGACCCACGAACCATTCGTTTTATTATAAACGTGATGGAACTCGACACCGGTCCTCAACTTATGCCCCACCTTTGCAAAGGCGAAGGCATTCATTGGGAGGTCGATGCCGGCAGACTTACGTCTGGAGGTCTTCCTATAAAAACTAGGAGTCTGAACCCAGGTACGGACAAAGCTGTCCAAACCCTCACCGATTATGTCATAGTCCTGCCGGTTATAATAACCGGTAGAATCGAAGTTCTCAACAGTGAGAACTCCGTTATCTAAGGTGTTACCTGAGATAGTTGGCATAAAAGGTTATCCCTTACGACGGCTAGAACTCTTGCCGTCTCCCGTACTACCAGTTTTACGTTTGGTAGTACTTGTGTCACTCCGGGGTTCATACCTGGAGGGGCGCTCTGCATAAAGCTCAGAAACAAGATCGGCACCGATTGGCGACCAGCCGTAATTGAACTGGAGCCACCCGACATCTTTCTGTCTCTGAGTAATACGCAGAGTCTCCACAAATACAAGTACTTGTGGAGACCATAACCAAGACCAGCGACCTGATCGCCTGACGAGAAACATCCGCCAGGTGAGAGAAGGAAGCCAGTGGGACAGGAGAAGGAGGAAGCATCCTAATTGGAGAAACAATTCCAATAAAAAGATATCTTTCATATCCATCTCCTATTCCTTTCTAGGTTATATCTAGGCCGGAATGGCCTAGACAAAGGTACCCGCCGGGAGGCG